TTACCAGGCCACCAGATAAAGATAGGCGCCGTCGCCGGCGGACCAGGAAACCCGGTTTCCACTGATCGTGATCACCCGCCTGGAATTTGAGCTTCCGGTGAATCCACCGGCATTGATGAAGGCACGTATCGTGCCCTGACCGCTGGCATTGACCTCGATCTGCCCCGGCGCCGCGCCGATGGGAATGACCTGCAACGTGCGAAAAACGCGAGTAGCCAGGTCGATTTCCGGTTGGCCGGCAGCGTCCCATGTCTGCAATCCCGCAGGCATTTTTTCTTCCTCCTTGGCAACACGGGGCCGCGGATGGCCCCCTGAAACGGGCGACGGCAACCCGCCGCCAGATAATCGTCCGATCTCAGCCAGCGGCGGCTTCAATGGGCCGCGTTTCTTCCACTTCGATCGCCTCGAACCGGTACAGCGCACCGAACTTCAAGGCGTACGCATCCAGCGGCGATACCGGGATCACCATCTGCGGCAGCAGGTTGTCACCCTCCGGGCGAAAATGCAGATTGACCACTCCGGACTGCTCCACTGCGCGGGTCAGCAGGACAAGACGTGCGTTGAACTTCATGTTGGATCTCCAGAAAAAGGGCCGCATCCACCGGCGGCCCGAACGGTTTTCATGCCAGGTGCCCACCACGACGGGCAGGCGTGCGGGTCACCACACGCCCATGCGCACGCGCAGGCGTCCTGCTTCGTCATAGACACGCCAGTTGCCATCGCTGTACTCGGTACGACGCCCGCCACCGGGGGCACTGACACTGAACGCATCGGCCACCACATCGAACCGCGAGACCTGGCCACTGGACGCGAGCTGCACGCCCCCTACCCGGCCATCGGCACGCACGTTGACCGACCACTGGGCGGAAGACTCGGTGCCTCCGGCCGACCAGGTGGGCGGTGCGGTTGCCGCCGGGTCCACCTGGCTGAGCATCGGGCGGAACATCCAGAAGTAGGGGTCGATTTCGCCCGTACCGATCACGATGACACGGAAGCGTACGAGTACGGCGGTTGCGGGTGCCTTGGTGATCACGAACGGCCGCGTCAACCGGTCGAGGGAAATGGGCGTACTCGTGTTGCTCCTCACTCCCGGACTGTGCACCAACCCGACGTTCTTTCCCGACGCATCGAAGAACGTCATCTCGAGCTTGGCTTCCACGCGATGGGTATTGATCCAGGCGGACGCGCAATAGGTCTTGCCCGCCTCGACGGCAATGTCGTACTCGGTTCCCCACCACGCTATTTCGCCTGCCGCCACGGTACCGCCGGTGGCCGATCCCAGCCCGAACACGCCGACCGGGTGCCAGCTGCCATCACCCGTGGGGTTGCCCAGTTCGAACCAGCGCGCGTTCGGATTGCTGCCCCAGCCCCACCCCGAGCGCTGCCAGAGGGGGAACGTGGTGTTCATCAACAGATTGCCGCCGGCGCCGAGGTTCCTGACCTGCGCCTGCATGCTGGTCACCACGGCAGCATCCGCCTTGCCGCCCAATGAAGCCTGCACGCCGTCGACCCGCCCGGACAGTGCGGTCAGCTGCGTACCCTGCTGGCTGACCTGGCTCTGCAACTGCGAGAAACCGCTGGCCGAGACGTCGCCCACCTGGGTCTTGAGCTGGGTCAGGTCACGTGCGGTGGTGTCCAGCTTGCTGCCCTGCTGGCTTACCGAGGTGCTCAGCCCACTGATGGCCGAGGCATTGGCATCATTGGCCAGCTGGTCGGTGATGTCATAGACCTGCACGCTGTCCACCCGCACCTGGCCGTTGTCCGGATAGGCGTAGACGTTCAGTCGCCAGGCATCGATGCCGCTGTTGAAGGCATCGAAATCGAACGACCGGGTCTCGAATGCGTCCACCGCGAACACGGCGCGCAGGTCCTGGTAGGACTGCTGGCCGGCCGCGTTCTTCCGATACATCCGCACCATCAGGTTGTTGGCGCCGCCAGCGCCACAAGCACGTACGATCACCCGCAGCCGGCGCGCGCCGTTGATCGGCACCCACTTGCCACCATTGGCCTGCAGGGTCGGATTCACGCTCGTGTAGCGATTGAGCAGCACGCCTGGACGCCCGTCACCGTTGACCGTGCTCCACACCGCGCCGTTGGCCGCTGCCGATGCCGTCCAGCCGCCCAGCCCTTCAGCGAAGTCGGGATTGGGCAGCAGGCCGCTGCCCGTATTGAGCACGCCCTTCAGCCCGCTGGACAGATCGGTGATCTGTTGTGCCTGCGCATCGACTTTCGTCCCCTGCTGATCCACCTTCGTGGTCAAAGCGGTCACCGCGGTTGCCGTGGCAGCAGCACTCTGCTGAGCGGCGTAGGCGTCGGTGACATCGATCATGCGGATGTCATCCACCTGCACGCGCACGCCCACTTCACGTGCGCCGCTTCCTCCCGGGATGCTGACCAGCATCCGCCATTTCGCAGCAGATGCGGCGGTATTCATGTAGCCGCTGACCTTGGTCCAGCCATCCTTGCGCAGCGAGGCCAGCGCATAGGCCTGCAGGGGCCATGAATTTTCCGCATTCGCTTCGTTGGTGGTCTGCCAGCCCACCCGGATCGAGCCGGCGGTCGGCTGGATGCTGTCCGGATGCAGGCGCGCGTAATACTCCACGTAGATGCGGCGGTTACCGGTGATGGGGGTCCACTGCCCGAAGTACATGTCCGCATTGGTGTTGGGGCTGGTGTTGGCAGCAACATTCACATCCAGACCACGCTCACCGGTCCGGCGAGCATCGGCGCGGGCGGTGTAGATCGTGCCCGCCGCATTGCCCAGCAGTTGGCCGTCCTGGAAGGTTTCGAACGCACCCAGCGGGAACAGGCTGTCGCTGCCATTGAGCACCGACTGCACGTCCGACTGCAGCTTGAGCACACTGGACGCACTACTGGTGACGCGGTCGCCAAGCTGCACCACGTCGCTGCGCAGGTTGGCGATGGCCGTCGCGTTGCCGGCGATGTCCTGCGCATCGGTGATGTCATAGAGCTCGACCCGGTCGAACAGCACTTTGCCGCCTGCGTTGGTCAGATGCACCTGCGGCATGATCTCGTTGCGATCCTGCGCAGCAGACCATTCGGCCGTGTAGGTTTTCCAGGCCGCATCGGACAGGTTCAGCGTCACGTCCGCATGGCTCTCGCCTACCCCGGTGGTACGCACCCGCAGCCGGCAGACCAGGGTTGCCGTTGCGTCGTCGACCGTACGGGCCACCATCACCAGCCGATACCGGCGCGATCTGCCGGCCACTACCGGCAGCCATCGCGCGTCATTGGCCGTGATGAAGGGGTTCTGCCCGGCCTGCGGACCATGCGCCATCAGCAGTGCATCACCACTCTGGCCCGACGCCTTCATCCAGTCCACGGTGTTGGCCGTTACGGTACGGGTCAACGTCCACCACGCAGCACTGCCTGCGAAAGTGCTGTTGCGCAGCACGTTGTCGCTGCTGGTCACCGAGGTCTCCACCCGCGCGGCCAGGCTGGTCAGGCTGTCGGCGGCGGACACCAGGTCGGTACCGAGCTTGCTGACGTCGGTGCGCAGCCCGGTCAATGCTTCCGCATTGCTCCGTGCCGCACGATCGAGCATCGACGAATCCTGCGATCCGGTCGGCACACCGTTGAGCAGGGTGACGGTCATTTCCACCCACATGCCGGTACGGCCGGTCTCCGGCAAGGGCGACAGGATCTGCCTGCCGCCGCCGGCACCGCTCCTGCGCCGCCCGATCATCACCAGCATCCGCGACCCCGACAGCGCCGCCAGGTTCTCCTGTGACAGGCCCGCATCCAGCAGGCGGGTGCGCAGGCCGCTGGTGTCGGCGTTGCTGGCGCTGCTGATCGCTCCCACCGCGTCGGACGTATAGGCAATGAAGTACTGGTTGTCCTTCAGTGTCTGGTCGTACCAGGTGTTGAAACGGGCCGATTCGCTCTGCAGATTGCCATGGGTATCGAACACCGCCGTATCGGTGATGCTGTTGTCCGCATTGATGATGCCGACCCTCAGCCCCCGGTTGGCACCCATGCCCGGCACGATGCTGCCATTGGCGCGGTATACACCCGATGCGCGGGGGCCACCCGTGGGCGAGGCCGCGATATGCGCGTTGGCGATGATGTTGTAGGCCACCATGTTGCCGATGCCCGAGGCCAGCCGCGTGACGTTCTCGGCAGCGCCGGTCAGCTTGCCGTCGATCTGTTCCACCCTGGTCGACAGGCCGCTGACCGCCGTAGCGTTCGCGTCAACGTCGGTTACATCCTCCACCCACAGATCGTCCAGCCACAACGTGCCGGCCGTGCCGTTGCGATTGATCGTGACCTTGATGCCCTGCACGGTGCCCGTGGGCGACAGCGTCACGAAGGTTTCGGTCTTGACCCAGTCGGCCGATTTCGGGAACGACTGCGTTGCGCCGCCCATCAGGTTGCCGTTGTGGTCGGCGACGCGCAGCTTGGTGTTGTCGGCGGTGCCGTCGAAGTCCTCGCTGGTCCGCGTCCAGCACGACACGCGGTAGCGGCGGCCGGCGGTCAATGCGATGACACGGCCTTCATTGACTGCGGCGCTGACCACCGTATTGCTTCCGCCCGCGTAGGGCTCCGCCTTCCAGCACAGGCTGTTGCCACGCCCCTCGGGCACCACCGATGCTGCGGTGGTGTTGAAGAACGTCCAGCCGGTACCAGCGCCCAGGTTGAAGTCGCCATTGAGCGCGAGGTTGCTGCCCGCGCCCATCACCGCTTCCATGCGACTCTTCAGTTGCACCAGGTCCTGGCTGCTGCTGGCAACCCTGCCATCAAGCTGCCCGACTTCGGTCTTCAACGCATTGAAGGCGCTGGATCCGATCTTGTCCCCCATCGTGGCATCGAGGCTTTCCACGCGCCGCCCCAGTGCCGTGTCAGCGGTCACCATCGCCTGCTGCAGGCTGCTGACACTGGCACTGGTGGCCAGCGCGCCGGTGCCTGCCGGCATGCGCGCCTGAAGTGCCTGGATCGACTGCGCGTTGACCTGGTCGCCGCTCAGCCGTGCAGTCTTCTCCGCCGCAATCAGGCCCTGGCTGACCCCCGCCAGGTCACCGCCCTCGTAGCTGCCGCGCAACTGCACGGCCAGCGACTCGCGCCGGCCCGCTTCGCTGCTGTCTGCCGCAACGCGTGCGGTGGCTTCGTCCTGCAGCATGGCCACCGACGCACCTGGCGTCGGGCGACCGATCGCCACCCAGTCCAGCAGGAAGTAGTGGGCGTCGGTCTGCGCCTTGGACAGATCCAGGCGGATCTGGTCGACGACGGTACCGTTCCATGGAATGTTGTCCACATTCAGCGTCGCGATGCCGTTGCTGTCATAGCCCGGCTCCGCGAACTGCACCATGCGTGCGTTGTCCCACGACTGGCCGGGACCGTTCCACAGCAGGCGCCCGTCCCAGGCAGGACTGCCCACCTTGCGGATGCGCAGCTTGACGAAGCGGTGCGCCGCGCCTTGGACATCCTGGCCGCGCGGACTGGTCACGAAGGCGTCGCTGGCATGATTGGCCGGACGCAGCCAGCCCTCCACCAGCGTTGGACTGCCACCGTTTGCCCCCCACCCTTCGACGCTGCTGTCGAAGTACCAGATGCGCTTGCTGTCGAACTGCACGCCACTGCCCGCCGACAGCTGGCTCACCATGCGGGTGAGGTTCTCCACATCCGACCGGCGTTCGCTGGTTTCGCGGGTCACCGCCGTGGTCAGCTCGGTGCGGGTATTCAGATCGCCGGCGGCACGGTCCAGCACTTCGCGTGCCAGGCCATCGGTGCTGGCCTTGAGCGCCTGCGCCTGCTGGTCCAGCCGTTCAGCCTGGCCGGCAAGCCGTTGGGCGCTGGCGGTGATCTGATCCTGCAGGCGCAGCGATTCGCTACGCAGCGCCTCGGCGGCACGGGTGGCGGCGGCCAGGTCGCTGTCGATGCGGGCGTTGATTTCCTTGCCCAGGTCCTGCTTGACCGATTCGACCACACCGCCGATTCCCTCCAGCGTCTGCCCGGTGTTGCGCCCCAGCGAACGCCGCAGGTAGCGGGCACCGACGGACAGCACGCCAGCAGTGTTGCGACTGCGGCAGGCAAACGTCCAGCTGCCCGCCTCTGGCAATACAGCTTCGATTGCGGAGGTGAAGAAGCCACCAGCATCGCCCAGCGGGGTCATGTGCTCCCACAGCGGATTGTCGATGCTGCCGGCGGTATAGCGGATCTCCACGCCAGCGAAATCGGCCGACTGCACGGTGTCGCTGGAGAAGCCCCACACATAGCGGCGCACGCCACCGCTGAGCTCTTCGATGTCGAACAGATCGACCAGGACCGGCGGCGCATCAGCGCCCAGCGTGGTGTACTGGGTCGACACGGCAACGCCGGCACGGCCATCGGGGCTGTACGGACGAACGACCACCGGATAGGTGCCCGCTCCGGGAATCGCCCAGCTCGCCGACCGCGTGGTGGTGCGTGCCACTTCCTCCAGCGCAGCATTGCCGTCCGGATCGGACAGGACCCGCGTTTCGCCGGCGGGGCCGCTGACATCGAAGCTGGCCTGCAACTCAGTGTGCACGCTGCCACCCCGGCTGACCTGGCGCTCGATCACCTTCAGGTTGCTGGCCACCGGCCGGGTCTGCAGCGAGGATTCATTCGACGGCGGCACATACTGACCGGTGCGCACGTAGTGCCAGAACTCGGGGCCCTCCTGCACGACCTCCACGGCGGCGCCCTTCAGGTCGCCCTCCGGACGGATGCCGGTGACGCGCACACGGGTGCCCGGTGTCTGCTTGAAGTCGTAGATCCAGATCGTGTCGTGCGCAGGGTTGCCGTCGCTGCTTCCCGGCAGGGGCGCATCTGCCGGCCACGGATCGGCCAGCACCAGTCGGTCGCTTGGCTCCGAGCCTGGCACCACGCGCAGAACACGGTAGACACGCTCGCCTGGAATACGCAGGCCGATGAACGCACTGCCCAGCGAAGGTGCCGGGACCGTCTCGTCCAGTTGCAGGGTGGCAACGCCTGCAGCGTCGACGGCGGCACCGATCAGGCGGCCACCGAAGCCCCACTGGGTCAGGTCGTGCTGCAACGCCAGCACTGACAACCGCGAGTAGGCCAGGTGCTCGATGTCGGTGCTGTAGCTGATCGACTTGTACTGATAGACGCTCTGCGCCAGATGCCAACGCGCCAGCATCGCGGCATGGGCTTCGGTGCTGACACCTTCACCGGTGATCTTGGCCGGATTGAGCATCACCTCCACGCCCGGCGCCGGCACGCGCAGCGTCGCCGCCTTCCAGGTTCGGCGGTCCAGATAGCTGTACTCGATGCCGTCGGCAGCATTGGCCAGGGTGTAGTTCACCTGGAACTGGCCCTTCTTGATCGTGGCCATGTTGACGACGCCGGAAAGGGGCTGCTCGTCGGCCGCCCAGGCTACACCCAGCCGGCCCTTGGCCCAGGTCACCTGGCCGAAGCCGGCCAGCGCGATGGCGTCGAGCACGGCCTGGTGGCTGCGCACCTCGGTCAGCCAGTAGTCGTAGCCCAGCGCGTTGTCCGCACAGTGCAGCATGAAGGCCTTCAGGCTTTCGATATCGATGCGCCGGTCGGCCATGCCCAAGCCGGCGATGCGCTTGCCGTTCTCATCATGGATGCCACGCGCGTAAGCCAGGATCTGCGCGCCCGGGTTGCTGGTTTCCTCGGTCACCCAGCCGGCCGCTTCGCCCTTCCACACCGGAATCGGCCGCGCATGGGCCACGCAGCGGATCTCATCCGGGGTGCCATTGAGCTGGCCGGACGCCTTCATCTGCAGGCCGATGGCAGGAATGCCGGCATGGCTGGCGTCGTCGCGCTGCACGCTGACCAGCGTGGTCCAGGTGAAATTCGCCTGCGCGCCACTGCCATCGGTGTTCTGCCCGGCCACCCGTACGCGCACGTCGTACTGGCCCAGCTCCACATCGCGGCCGTAGCTGACGCGGCGCGCTTTCTGCGTGCGTCCCACGACGCTGTAATTGCCGAACGACTGCCAGGCATCGGAGCCGACCGGCCGGTACTGGATCTGGATCTGCTCGCGGTTGTCCTTGTCCTTGCCCTTGGACGTGGTATCCCACAGCCGGAACTCGATGTTCACCTGCAGGCGCAGGGTGTCTACCGAGCTGGTGCGTTCCACCCACGGGCTGGCCACGTGCTTGGCATCGCTGCCGGTATCCAGCAGCTGCGCACCTTCAACGACATCGGCGTTGCTGTACAGCGGAATCGCTTCGTCCGGCATCTGCGGGAAACCGCGGAACCAGGTGCGTACACCTTCGTAGCTGGATAGCGGTGCCTCGCCGTTCTGCAGGCCTTCCACGCGGCCCACGTTGATGCCCGGGCTGAGGGTCAGGCCGACGTACTGCTCATCGCCCTCGAACCAGGTGTACGGGCGACTGATCAGGTCCGGAGCGAGGCGCGTGGAACCGAACAGCAGGCCCAGCGGTTCATAGGCGCGCACACGGTTGCGCGGCGCTGCCAGGGAATACGCAGTGTCGGCGACACCGCCACCACCAGGCTTGGGTGGCTTCGGCGTGAGAACCTTGTTGATCAGCACGCTGCCGGCCACGTAGACCGCGGATGCAGCCAGCGTGCCGTACGTGCCTGCGATGGCGCCTGCGCCCCACGCGGAACCGGCCACCAGCGTGCCGATGCCGAAGGTGAAATAGGTCAGTGCGATCATCGCCACCAGCGGAATCACGGCCTTGCCCACCACGCTGCGCACTTCGATCAGCTGGCCATGGCGAGGCCGTACCTGCATCCACTGCTCGCGCGGCACCTCCAGCCCGTCCACGCAGACCTGCCATGCCCGGCCATCAAGCCCGTCGACATGGCGCATGAGGAACGCGTACAGGCTTTCACCCGGGCGCAGGTCGACCGGCACATTGCGCTGGCCATCCAGCAGCACCGGGTGCGGGGTGATGATGAGGCGGCCGTCGACCGCCGGTTGTGGTGTCAGTTCCATGCGTAGTATCCCTCGATCCTCAGCCCGAATCCGGGCAGGTCACGAACGCGGTGCAGCACGCTGCAGCCGTTCGTTTCGTTGCTGTGCAAGACCCAGCCCTCATGGGCCAGGAAAAAGAAAACCCCGGCGTGGCCGGGGTTGTGTTGTCCGCGTTCGATCATCAGTACCAGGTCGCCGTCCTGTGGAGGGCCCTCGCGAGGTACCGCCTGCGCGCGCGACAATGCGCCCAGCTCGGCGGAGCCACGCCGCCCGCGCGGCCGGCGCCCGGGCAGTGCCACTTCACGGGCGAACAGCGCTCGCTGCACCTGCATCACCAGGTCGGCGCAGTCGCACGCCGCTTCGTCATAGGGGATGCCCACCCATCGCTCGACGTCGACCAGGCGCATCAGAAGATTCCCGGCAACGTGAACGGATTGGCATGCAGCAGCACGGCCTGCTGGCGCATCAGGAAGTCGACACCACACTGGGCACTGACCGTGCGCGTGTTGACCGACACCTGGGTCATCGGCAGGTCGTACTCGGCCTCGATGGCTTCAGGATCGGCGCGATCGGTCAGCATCAACCGTGCGGTCACCATCTCTCCGGGGGCCAGTCCTTCCAGGTCCTCGGTAAGTGCGCGGCCGATGTTGTCGATCACCAGCTGCGCGCGCGGTGCCTGTCCACTGACATCGTCGGGAAGCTGGAAGCCGAACGGTGCGGCAATGAACTCCCTGCCGTTGCTGGTCCAGTTGACGTTGTCGTTGACGATCCGCAGCACCTCCGGCATCGAGGGTGCCGACACTTCCAGCAGCATCAGCGGTCCCTGAGTGTCGGCCAGGCGCTGGCGGCGCTCATGGAACGAACTCATCGCATGTACTCCAATACAAGATCGCGCTTGGAGAAACGGAACCGGGTGTTCAGTGGCACCAGACGGCCGATACCCTGCGGGAAGCGGGCGCTGATCGGCTGCCCGGTCCGCGGGTGCTCCATCGTGAACCAGCCGACGCGACCGACATCGTGCAGGTACCACTCTTCGAATGCCTCGGCGTCAGCCGCGGTGCGGAACTGCACCGAGGCGTACACGTTCTTCATCACCCGGCTGTTGAGCGCGCGCATCTTGCTGGGTCCGCGCTCCATCTCGGTCCGCTC